ATGAGCTGGGTTCAGGGTTTCCTCCAGGATGCGGGACGGCGAGGCGTCACCTCGACCACTATCGACCGCTACACCTGCATTCTCAAAAGGATCGTCAATCATGAGCATCTGAATCTCGAAGCCTGCACCAAGCCCGAGCTCATGGCTATGCTGGATCGCGTTCGAGAGAGATCCAGTCTCGCCTACTATACCCTGCACGTCGTCGTCGTCAAGATGTCCCTGAAGTTCGTTGGCCGAAAGGACCTAGCGGAGGAGGTCCCGTTCCCGAAGCAACCAGACCTGGGCACAGGGATACAGGGCCAGGTCCTCGAGCGCCAGGAAATCGAGCGGCTCATCAACGAAGCCCCGACGCTGCAGGATAGACTCATCGTTGAACTGTTGGACGAATTGGGCGGGCGGCGAAGCGAGATCGCCCTCCTCCGAATAAGAGACGTCCAATTCGACCAGTACGGTGCGATCATCTGGCTGACAGGCAAGACTGGAACTCGCCGACGCCGAATCTACGGCTGCGTTCCAGACCTACGCGAACAGATCAACAATCATCCAGAGAGGAAGGATCCCGACGTCCGCCTATTCCTAACCTCGAGGGGTAGCCCGTTCAAGGGGCAGACGCTCTATCGCCATGTCAGGGATCTTGGCGAACAGATTCTCAGCAAGAAGATCTATCCGAAGATGTTCAGGCACACCAGGGCGACCGAAGACTGCAGATACTTCACAGATCGCGAGATGATGAAACTCTTCGGATGGAAACGGCCCGACATGGTGGGCGTCTATACGCACCTAACCATGCAGGACGTCGAAGAGAAAGATTTGGTACTGCACGGCTTGAAGAGAAAGGACGAGATTCTACGGCCGATCAGTCAGGTCGTCAAATGCGTCTGCGGCCAAGAGAACGCTCCGATCGCACTCTACTGCGTCGGATGCGGCGCACTGCTGGCGAGCGAGCAGATGGCCGACTTGGCGAAAGTCCTCTCGGATCCAAAGTTTATTCAGAGCCTGATCAATAGTGAATCTTTCAAGGAAGCTCTACGGAAAGCCTTGGGAGAGTGAGAAAACTGAAATGGGGATGGGTTCTATACGGCCTGATGGTGCTGGCTGTGCTGGCCTTTATCTTCGTGGGGATGGTAGTTCTAGGATCGGTCGGCAGCCTCTATCCATGAATGAGACGGTGAAAAAATAGGGGAGGCGGCCCACGGATTCCGCGGGCCTTGGATTTACCAAATGGGCGATAGACTTCTACGTGAGAGCGTCTATGCGATAGTTCGAATCTCATAGCCTTGGAGTTGACTGGCCTATGGAACGGAGGGTCGCGATCACCCTCTTGCTGGTGGGGTTTGTCGCTGTCTCCATCGCATCGCTGACTGTGCAGTATCGCAATCCTACCCAACCGTCCGAGACTCCAACAGGAGCCAGCATGACTCCAACGTTTGGGTTCTTGATTCCTGAGACCGAGATGCCACAACCGTACTTTCTGAAGTACGGCCAGCTCCCTGCCTTCAAAGATGCAGCCGAGGAATTGGCCTGGCTTGGGATGCTAACAAAGCTCGGTGCTCAGGTCTCGGGACCCGATGTTTCGTTCCCGTTTTGGGGTACGTTGGTAGTCTCACATGGTGTGGGCGCCGACGGATACTACTGGATATGGGTTGAACGGGGTAAAGTGTCGGAGGTTAACTCGTCCGTGGTCGCGGCGATAGTGGAGTTTGTCAATAGACCAGCCAAGGAGATCGGTTTCACAACCAAAGTGCCAGTGAAGTTCGCAGAGGCTACAGGTTCAGGAGGAGTCGATGCTGCTAGCACAGACTCTTGAGGTAAGGGCCATGCCTTAATCGTCTTGCCTGTCTCTGCACTGCTGCTGTTAGGCTGATCATATGATCAGGCGAGATCTTAGGCGCCCCTACTGCTTGCGACTTCAAATGAGCACTTTCTCCCGCCCAAGCCTCTTCAGAGTCTTCTCGTATACTGTGAATGAAAGTTCCTTTCCCTCTTTTTCACCACGACAAAGAGCCCAAGAAGAATAGCGACGAGAATCCCTGGGAAGTCCAGAAAAGGAATAGGAGCGCTTGTGACAGAAGTTGCCTGCGTTTCAGATTTTGGCGCAGCTATGCTGCACTGATTCGCTGAGGGCGTACAAGCTACGTGAAGGGTTGTCTGGAACGTACCTACGGGAAAAGTGGTCTGCGTGACAAGAATTGTTCGACTCTGAAGAGTCTCAGGCAGGATGACTGAGATATTGTACTTGGTTGGATAGGCGTCGAACCAAACATATCCGTCAGAGTCTGTCAGTCCTGAGCGGTCTACTGTTCCCGTTTGATGGTTGCAGGTCAACGTTCCGTTTATCATGACAAGCGCGTTCTGAATTGGCTTGCCATTCTCGTCTGTGACGCGAACAGTGAGATAACCGTACAACGCGACTGTACAGAATGATTCGAGCCGAGGAATCGTGGTGGTCGTGGATGAAACTGAGTTGACACTGGGATACGCAACACCGAACGCACTAGGGCAGTTTTGCGGAGTAGGCTGAACGTATCCGCCAGAAGGAATGGGTATGTCAAGGTGCGCAGCAGCCAGCCGATCTGATCCTGATTCGTAGCCTGGCGCGGAAACGGTCACGTTGATAGTGAGGCAGATGATCTCTGGCGGAGATCTCCAATGAACCTCTTGGCTTGTTCGTGAAGGCTCGAATGTTCCGCCGACATCATCAGTCCATAGAATGCTGACTTGAGGATGGCTGCCGTCGCTTGCGTTGTAGTCTACCCTCATGCGAAATTCCCAATGCCAGGATTCGGGATAGGGCCAAGGTGTATCGTTCACAAAACCATACCCACTACCGAACATTTTGAGGCAGGCATTCAGGTTTGGCTTGCTCTGCTCTGCGGCGACTAGATTGAGAGCTGCGAGTGACTGGACAGCGAGAACCCATAGAATGACTGCGACTGCTGCCACTTTCAACTGCGTTTCGTCGTTGAGATGGGGTATGGAGCCTTTTCCTTAAGCGTTTCTGAACCTAATGGATCTCCAACCGAAGCCCAGAGCTGCCCGAGATGCAGCCAAGAGAATGCTCCGATCGCGATCTACTGCGTCAAGTGTGGCGCGATTCTCCCGAATGAGCAGCTTGCAGGACTCGACAGGATCCTTGCGGAGCCAGACTTTATCAAGCGCCTGATCAACAGTGAATCTTTCAAGGATGCTCTGCGGAAAGCCTTGGGTGAATGAGACATGAGAGCAAGCACCTATGGAGAGTTGAGCGCGTGAAATGGCGATGGATTCTATACGGCCTCATGGCAGCCGCTCTTCTCTATTTTCTCTGGTGGCTACTCTGGGCGATGGTGCTTCTAGGCTCGGTCGGGGGCATCTACCCGTGAAGGAAAAGGAGCGAGTGACATTTCTGGAATGTAGAAAAAGAGGGGACGGCTCACGGAATCGTGGTCGCGTTTCTGGATCTTGACTACTCCGCCTCCGCCCCCTTGGGAAGACCCTGACCTGCAACGAGTCCTGCTCATGATAGGAGCCCTCATCGTAATCTGGATCATAGTCTTCAAGATATGGCAACGCAAGAAGAAAGAGGCAAGCCCAAGCTCCGCTAGGTAGATGAAACTATTGAGAAAGCAGCCGTCGAAGTTTGTGGAGTCAGGCGTCGAGCGGCTCGAAGAGATGAAAGCTCTACGGAAAGCCTTGGGAGAATGAGCGATGAGGATCTGGCCTCTTATCTGGCCTGAAGTGCGATTGCTTCTTGTTCCGATTGCTGGTTTCTTTCTGGGCGGAAGAGTCGGCGTAGCGTATGCGTACTCAGTTCTCGGGATCACGAACTCTGAGATCATCCCCGTTGATCTAGTGATCGCTGCGTCTGTCGGTTTTCTGATTCTTGTGAACTTGCATCCGAAGTATAGACCGACGCGAAGGCAGGCGATTGGCCTTATGATCTATGGTTTCATCATGGCAATAGTCGGGGCTCTGATCACGCTGCAAATCTACGCAGCAGTTGTCGGATAAAGAAAAGGGGAAGTTAGGCGTCTCGGCTGTGCGTCTCTCCCCCAGAGCATCCGCTAGGTAGATGAAACTGAAGAGAAAGCAGCGCGGGAAGTCTTCGTGTAGACAGTCGACTCAGAGCGTGGTCGGGCAGGCTATCCAGTAGACCAGGACTCCGCCGATGAGCTCCTTGCCGTGTCTGTGCTCTACGTTGTCGGCAGGGGCGGGATGCCTGTGAGAAGATTCTGCGGCTGAGACTCCTGCGACTCCAACCGTTCCTGCGCTTCCATTTGTGCCAGGCGGAATTGTCACCGAGAATGTTCCTGGACCGTGTTGATGAGCTTCCCCAGGGCCCGTGTAGAGGCCCGTTGATCCTTGGAGAGCGATACGAGCGGTGCTCACTGTGAATTGCGTCGGAGAGATCGCCTCAACCTCGCAGACGATTAAATCAGCGCCAGAATTCAAGACGGTCGCAACTACATTCGGAGCCGCTGGGTAGGCTGTCTTGAAAGTCATCGTTGCCTTTCCCGTTCCTGGATCAGTGGTGACTTGCCCTGCTTGCACGAGAGCTCCTAGCCCTGGGGGCGGCCCGCCCACCATGCCGATGCCGCTGAGGATGCGACCTCTCCCACGCTCGATCTCATCTATTCGGTTGTGGATTCTTGCGAGCTCGTAGCCCTGGATGGGTCTAGTCTGCGGTCTCCACTTTGCCATTAGGTCTGCAAGAACCCCCTGCCTCTGATTGTCCAGCCTTCATCTTTCGAGAAGATGTAGCTCATTTCTCTCATAAGCATCTGGACACCTTCGAGGGAGAATTTGTAGCCGATGGGGATATCGACTCTACCCAGGTTGTCGAAGTCATAGTACTGCTGCGCCGTCATCAGGTTTTCCAGGACAGCGTTGCCGTAGATCTTGGCGAGCGCATAGCTGGCCATGTTGCTGACGGGCTCGATTTGAATTCGTCTCGTGGCAGGCGATGCTGGCACTTGGGGGCATCTGACCACGAGCGGCTTGATGAATCTCAGCCCGTCAAAGAATATGTTGATCGTTCCGAGGCCGTAGGGGTAGCCGAAGAATACGAAACGAACCTCGGCAATGTTGCTCCAATTAACCACGTCAGTCGGGGGAGCGGTCGGGGTTGTTGGCTTGTATCCCGCAGATGGACCGAAGGGGCGCTGGACGTAATTCCAGGGCGGAAAGAGGAAGTTGAGCCCAGGATCATATCTGACTGATTCGCCTGCAGCGGTGGCTCCTGCCGTTCCGTCTTTGACTTCGATGCAGAGATTGAAGGGCGTGTCAGATTTGATGAAGAACCCGATCGCATTGATCTCGCCCATCGTCTCATCCATCTTTGTCTCGTTGTAGGCGTTGAGGCCGCCTGCAGGATCCTGGCTAGGCCACTTTGAACCGCCTGGGGGGTAGGGAGCGCCGAAGGGGAATGGCATGTACCAGTATCCTTTCTGATATGAGAAGATGGAAAGCGTCAGAATCTTGATGCTTTGAGATCCGATCACATGCTCCGTGGGTTCGTCTGAGATTATGTCGACGCCTGCGCCCTTCTTGTAGTCGGCAGCGTTGCCTTCAGTCCAAGGATCAGTTCGGTCATCGCCGACGCCTCCGTTGTAGCCGACCTGCATCTGAAGCGGGATAGTGCCTGCTGATTCGTTGCCCCAGACCCAGATGTCGTTCTTGACGGGGAGCGAGTCTATGATCCTGTGCCTTCGCATCGTCTCCAAGTTGAGGGGGATCGAGATCCCGCTGTCCCGATTGCCTATCGGCTCGAAATAGAAGCCGTCTGTCACGTCGACGTAGAAGTCGAAGAATTGATCCTTGCCGCCGAGAGCAACGGGAGCGCCCAGGCCGTCTACGATATCTCGGTACATGGCCCAGAGGCCCTTTCGTTTCCAGAGAAAACTCATCGTGATATCGTCAGGAGCGAGGTTGCTTGAGATGGCGATGGCGGGATCGTCTGTGTATCGCATGAGCGAGTAGAGGTTCATGATCTTGTCGACGATGTCTTTGGGCTTCATGTTGACGACGTGCATGCTCGCCTGAATGTCTTCGAGAGCGCCCGCATCGCCTCGGCCTCTAAGCTGCAGGATCCTGCCCTGCTTCTTTTCGAGCGAGCGGTCAGGAATGTCTAAGCGGCCTCGTAGGACACCCTGGCCATCAATTGAGAGCGTGATCGGGTCGTTCCAAAGGAGCGCATCCCATTTGTCGAATCGGTTGTCTATGTCGATCGTGAAGGCGGGCACTAGGTTTGTTATGGCAGCTTCGATCTCAGCTCTGATCAAATCGCCTGACAGATCATTGCTGCCAGACATGAGGCTGAAGGTGGGCCTGTATCTGGTCAAGTCTGACCCTGAAACTCCACGAACCTGAGAGCGTACCTGAACCAGTTCGGCCTGCCTGCGACATAGCGCCATGAATAGGAATCAAAGACGACGCCTGATTGGTCTACGATGGTCGTGCCGTCAGCGCTGACCGACTTGATCCTGTATCGACCGCCAGGCTTGCCTGCCGTGATCTGGGCTGCCAGGAATGCGGCTTCTAATGCAGTTCTGACATCCTGCTTGCAAAGCCCGCCGATCGGGTATTCTCTCGAGTAAGCGCCCATGTCTTGGCCGATGTCTCTGTCAAGCCCTGGAATTGGATGGCGCACTATTGCTCGTCTGAGGTCTTTCCCTACCTCATCTGGAACTGAACCTTGCGGCTCTGAACCAGACTCGGAGAAGGACATCGTGATAGTTGAGCCGCCTGCCTCAAGATCGTAGAGATAGAAATAGACCGTTCCCATTAGTGTCGATATCTCCTCATCTGCTCATACCAGAGCGTTCCCATCTGCTGAACCGACTCGAGAGCCTGTTGCTTCGTTTGGAAATTCGCATTCTGAATGTTGATGCTGACCTTCGGCTCCTGGAACGGTCCCTCACCGAGCGCAGGCATACCTGCGGCTGGTCTAGGAGCGAAGCCCCCGCCGAGAGCGTAGCCTGCAACTCCTGCGCCTAGCAAGCCCAAGCCCAGGAGAAGCCAGCCTACTGGCCCCATTGCTGCCATGACAGCTCTGAAAGAGGCTGCGAGACCATAGTTGACCGCTGTGGCTGTTGCCGCTGCGCCCGTGTAGGCTCCTGTCGCTGCGGCCTGGCCAGCCGTTGCGGCAGTGCCCGCGACCTGGGTTCCTGTGAGGATAGCCTGCGCTGCGGCTAGAAGCCTCTGAGCGGCTGCGGCTGCTCTAACGATGTGACCGAGCAGAAGAATTGCGTTGATGATCTGAGTGAGAGCGGGATTCTGAATTCCAAGCTCTCGAGTGATATAGGCGATGTTCGAACCCAGCAGCACGAGAGAGCGGCCCACCCCTGTCAGGGTCGGCGTTGCTCTATCATCGGCCTCGATGGCTACAACGACTTCTTCTGGAACTTCAGCCAAAGGCTCTATTCCACCTTCTCGTGCGTTCGTTCAGGTATTCGTCCAGGAAAGCTAGCTCTCGGCGAGTCAGTTGCCCGATCTCGCTTGGAGTTCGTCCTAGAATCTCGCAGAGCTCTCCCAGGCGAAAGCCCTCATTCATCTGAGCGAAATTTCTGGATCTCCTCGAGCTCTTTCGCCGTCATCGAGCTGCCCTGCATGATTCCCATGATCAGGGCGAACCGAATCGGTATGCTTCCAAGCTCTCTCAACTTGGCTTTGGGCAGGCCTGTAGCTTTCTGAATGTACTCATCATAGAGCTCGTAGAGTTTGTCGCTCTCCTCAGGCGAGAGCCCTACATCGCTAGGCGACGTGGCCGTCAAGATCTTCGGGTTGATCTTGGCCTGAGCCTTCAGGAATGCCGAGACTTCAAAATCCTTGAGCTGGCGAGCAGGGATTTCTATGATCTCGCTCGTCGCACGATTCTTGATCTTGATCCTGAGTGGCTGGTTTGCGAGCTGAGTCAGTTTATCCATCGTGGCTTCGACTAGCTTCTCGTCTGCTTCCATCGCTTTGAAGAGTTTCTCAGTCTTTTCTCCCATGCTCATTTTCCCCCCTTTCCGAGCGCTTCTCTAATGCCTTCTCGAATCGCTTCGATGATCTTGCTCAGATTGTCTTTCTTGGCTGTGTGGATGATCAGCATAGGCGGGGTTCCAGGATGCATGACATACTTCGCAAAGACCTCTTCGCCATCTACCTCAAAGCGCAGGACTTTGCCTGTCCTGGGAAGAATGAAGTGCGGCATAGAGCCGTACTCGATGATGGCTGCGTGGGCAGCGCCCGCCCTGATTATGAATCTTAGCGGTCCCTCTTGCTCGAGTGTGATAGACTCAGCGTATTCGCCTGTCTTTCGCGGAGCGATCGACTGAGCGTAGACTACGATCTCTTGGCAGACTGCCTCGAGACGCACTGAGACGGCCTGCACAAGATTGGCTGAGGCTTCTCGGAAATATTCGGCTGCATCGTCAACCCCTGAGACTTCGATTGAGATCGCCAACGATCAAGCCTCAGGCCTCAGGCGATAGTGGGCTCTGCGACCATCGTGCCTTTCAGGGTTGCCCGCACCACGCCATCAGCATTTGCAGGTCCCTGGCGCTCGAACTCGTTCACCTTGATACTGGCTGTGTTCGTCTTCGTGCCCTGCGGAGCGCTCGTGTCTTTGTCAGTGCTGACTACTGTGATCGGAGTGTCTCGGCCTGCTGCGAGCGAGCCCCAATTATCGTTTGTCACGTAGATAGACTCGCATTCGACTTCGCCGTGGAAGACGCCATGCAAGACTCTGGGCATGTCGCTGCCGCAGACTGGTTCTTCATGAGTTCTGAGACCGTGTCTCATGCGCCAGTTCTTTGCCGCTGCCATCAGCACACCGTTCACAGAGAGCAGGGCATGCTTCGCAACGGTCTCTTTGCCCGCTTCACCTACCACTTTTCATCTACTCCGCCAGGTTCACGTTTGCTCCTGTTGCTGATCCGCTCCATAGAGCGCCTGCGACTGATTTGCGATGCTTCTTGACGAACGCCTTGATGTCTTCCAGGATAGCTTTCTCTTCCTGGTCGTCAGTCGTATTTCCACCTATGCTGATCGAGAATACCATTCTCTACCTTTCCCTCATCCTCCGCGATTGCTCATACAATTTAGACCTTTCCGAAGGAAGTCACAAAGTCGTATCTGAGGATATTGTAGGCGCGCGTTGACGTCGGAGGTGAAGGCCATCGGTCCCCGACTTCCTTATGGTAGAGCCATCCCGTGCCCAGGAACTCCTGCAGGGACATGACTTCGCGAATTTTCTTCCTTATCGTATCTACTGCGGCGCGGGCATCCTCTGTGCCCTCGACAGTCTTAGCTACTATGTCGATTCTCACGCGTTCGGCCATGATGACGCCTTGGCAGCCTGTCTTGAATTCGACTGGAACCTCGCCCTCCTTGTTGATGATGACGACCTTGTTTCCTTCGGCGCTGGTTGAAGCGAGTACTCGTCTTTCGGTCTTCTTGGTAATGGATAGGCCTTGAATGGTTTTGAGTGTCGTGTCGTCGGAGAGAGCCTTCCATACGAGGTCTACGACGTCGGGCTGAAGTACAGTTGCCATCGTTCTATTCGCCTAAAGGATTGAGACGGCTATGCCTCTGCGTCGCTGAAGCAATGTGAGGTTCTTCTCGACGTCAGCGTTAAGCTGCCCGAGTAGGGCGCCGAAGGGGCCGCCGAAGACGCCTGTGCCCTGACCCCAGGTTTCGCCCATGCCTGCGATCGTGAAGGTGCTGGTGCCCTGAGATTCTGACGCGCCTTTCTTGCCGAGCAGTTCCATCGCGACGAGCTTCATGCATACCTTCTGGGCGAGCTCTGGGATTGCCTGAAATCCATAAACATAATCGACCTCGATCCAGGCGACGATCGACGCCATTCTCCTGACGTCGGCCGATCGAGGCCATTCAGCCCGCTCGCTTGGAGCGCCCGTACGCCATCCTATAATATCCGTTGCAAGAAAGATCGGTTGCCTCGTGATCGGGAGCTCGAGGAAGCCGTTCTCATCATCGACGATGACCCGCTCACTCCAGTCCGTGTCTGTGGGCTTGAGCTCCTTCATCATCTTATTCGAGTGATCGTAGAGACGGATCGCGTTCACTTCTACGATGGGCCAGTTCCGCAGTACGAGCTTCCCGACGCCTGGATCGTCGTACCGCTCTGTCGTCAAAGTCATATCGAAGCGCCTCTGCGTTGCTCGGTCGATATGCTCGGCGGCGTCGTAGATCAGATCTAAGATCTCCTCGTCAGATGAGACGACGTCAATATTGACAGTCGTCAGGAAGGAGCGCACCTGATGGATAGAGCAGTATGCCCGTCCGCCCGCGACGTCGAACTTGATCGAGGAGACGATGCTCGACCCTGTCAAGGCTTCGATCTTTGCGTTGACGACTATGAATCCTACACTTGCGGTGCGGATCCAGATTGTCTTGACGATGCCAGGCGCAAGATTGCCGAGGATCACGCTCGAGGAGAAGTCGACGCCGTTGAGGCTTAGGAGATCTGATCCAGACGCGGTTAGGACCGCGTTGAGGAAGGCGTCGGTTCCGATGTTGTGGAGCGAGAACTGGAATATCAGCGTCGACGCGTAGACTGGTTTCTGATATCGCGCGTAGACGTCAAGATACTCGCCTGCACCAAGCGTCCCGATCTGGAGGAGACTTCCCCAGCGGAAGCTGTCGGGACTAAGTTGCAGCCATCCAGTCATCAGGACGGCCTCGAGCTCTTCAGGATCCTCGGTCGTGACGGCGATTGGGCCGATGCCGAGGTACTGCTTCTCGGCAAGCCCGCTGCTTTGGCGCGTATAGCTGAGTTCTGGAACCGCTCGCTGCGAGAGCTCCGACGCATCTATGGCCGCTCTCCCGAGCTCGAGGAGTCGAAGTTTCACGTTCTCGATGGGGCTTGCGCTTGTGTTTTTGATTCGGAATTTCCGATAGGTGGGCTGCGCGTCGTCGATCCTAAGCGCTTGGATCGAGAGGCCGTTCATATCCTGGAAGGCTAGGCTCATTTCTTGATCTTCTTCCTGGCTACGTAGATCACACCAGCGGCCGAGACCGCGATGATTCCGACAACTATCATCGTAGCCGTGCCAGGCCCCGCCTGCTCCCAGATGATGTAGATCTGGCCGTACGTGTAGCCTGAGATCGGGACCACGACGAGGTCATATCGGTATGCCGACCAGGTCCCGTTTCCGTAGGGTGCGGTCAGTCCCTGGAGCTGCGCCATGCGAGGTCCATAGGCGAAGAAGCCTGAATCGGCCTTCACATGGAGGGGCCCGCTGAGCGTGAAGTTGCCCATCAGGCTTTGTTCGCCGTAGATGCTCGAGGGCATCGGACTATTCGAGAGAATCCAGCCCACTTTCTTATTGTAGATCATGCAGATCTGATTTGATCCGCTTGCGGTGTCGTTGACGAAGATCCACCATTCTGGATAGTTGAATCCCAGGTAGAATCCTGTCCGAGACGCGTTCACAGTGCCCATGCGTTCGTTCGCGAGCATATAGCCTGTGAAGTTTTTCTGGCCGCCTGAGCCTGTCCATGAGATGCAAGCGTAGGGATACGTTGTTACGACCGAGAATGTGATCGGGTATCTCACTTGGAGAACGTAGGTTCCCGCCGTGGGAACAGAGAATGAGATGTCTGCGACAGATCTGGTTGCGCTCCAAGTGTAGCTTATCGTGCTGGCTCCGCTCATGTAGACTCCGCTGATCTCTTTGGCGCTTGCGACGGCGGCTTTCAATGATTCAAGAGCGGGCAGTTGCATTGTGATCGAGTACGTTGCATAATTCGGCGTCGGGGTCCATGCGAGAGCTGTCATGTTGGCTTTGCCTGTTGAAAGGATTGAGGCTATTGTCATTTGCGCCGACCCAGTGAGCGCCGTGGCAGCGTTCATCCAAGCTGACCATCCAAGCGCTCCCCAGGGCTGCGTCTCCGAGTTCGTTTCATACTTGGCCGCATCAACGTAGATCGCTGTCCTTGTTGAGTTGAAGGTTGATTTCCACCAGAGCTGAGAGATAGCTCGAAATGCGATGGGCTTGTCATACCCGAGATTGTCTAGAGTGCTCGAATAGGCTTGAGCGATCAGGGCTGACTTGTATGCGGGCCAAGCCCAATCATAGATTCCAGCCGTCGTGTTTTGTGCATGAACGATGTGGCCTGCTGGGATAGTTCGATAGATCTCTGTCTGTGTGATAGGATCCCAGATCACGTATTGATAGCTCGAAGTTCCGTCAGAGACAGTCCACGGGCTTGTTGCTTTCGTGATTCGATCCAGGACGGTTGAATTCCCGCGAGCGTTATAGTAGTCACAGAGAGCTGTCATCGCGGGCGCTGTGAAATCCTCATAGCTGTTCCCCCAATATTGAACGCCCGAAGTGAAATTGTAGAATCGCCATTCCTGGAAGCCGCCATAGTTCGGCTTCGCGATATCGAGTTGCTGGGTCTCTAGGAGCTTGTTCAAAGCTCGAATGATGGCTACATTCAGTTGGGCTTGAAGCGCTGGATCGCTCGTCATAGAATAGAGCAGAAGCTCACCGCGTAACATGAAGGGAAGCGATTGAAGATAGGTGCCGTTGACGTAAGGCCAGGATCCTGCGCTCTGAAACATGCGATCCCAGTTCGCCCAGATCTTCAGGGCTTGGTTGATGTACTTGCTCGTGCCTGTGGCCTGATACATGCGAGCGAGGCCGTAGACAAGTGCGCCATACTGATAGTTCTGGCTGAGATCTAGGTCTGCGAGAGAAGGCCTGACGTCGAAGATCTCATGATACGTCGGCCAGAGATTCGTCCAATCATGCGCGTTGAGGAAGTAGTATTTCAAGCTGAACTTCTTTGTCTGCCCAGCGATCATCTGATGAAGGAAGGCGTATTGCTTTAGCCAATGCAGATTCGGAGCGAGACGATTCGGTGGCAGAGGAGATCCTGTGAGCGCGTTGTCAATAGCGCCGAGAACGGTCTTGTTGACCCCCCAATCAGCCACGATCGCGAGGCTTGAAGAGACTCCGTCTGGCTTATCGTGCATGTGAATCATGTACCAGGTTGCGTTCCATTGATTCACATTCGGGAGAAAGTGCTGGTTCGAAGTGTCGTCCGATTTCTGATCTGGATACCCTGGTATCCAGATCCATTGATATCCAAGATGCGGGCCGCCTGTGAACAGCGTGCTGCCAAGCCAGTCAAGTTGATCGAACGGCACCACGACTTTGACGTCGGTCAAGTTGATCTTCGCATAGAACGTGTAAGAGACGTTCAGGTATGGCCGATGCTCCCAGAATGTGTAGTCAATCGTCATGGTGAAGTTTGCGAGATCCCAGATCTGAGTTGCGCGGGTGTAGGCTAGGCCGCCGCTTGTTCCTGACGACATCGAATAGCCCGTCGGCGGATAGACATAGCTCAGATCGCGATCTGCGACTCCATCCCAGACCACATGACCCTGAAGGTACGCCATCATAGTACCCTGCGGGAGATAGAGGATCTTGAAACTGCGATCCTTCGCCTTCGAGAGGTCTCCGTAGGTTTCGACCATTCGGTTATCCATAGCGAAGTTCAGAGGATTCGCGCTCGTGATTGTGGGATACTGGATGATTGTTCTCCGAATGACACTGCCGTCTGTCGTCGTGTGGCTTGCTATGAAGTCGGCTGCCTGGCTTCCGTATGAGTAGTGTGTAGGGCTGGCAGCTAGGAGATCCAGCATCTTGCCTTGATCGTCGATCCAATAGTTGTAAGGCTCCGTGAACGGCGAGGCCTTGAAGGCACCTTTACCTGCATCCCATAAATTCGTAATCGCGGTCGAGGCCGCGTTGGTCAGAAAGCTGTTCGAGGTCGGAGTCGGCAGACTGGCTTGTGCAGCACTGAAGCTCGACGCGAGCAGAACGAGGACTATCAGGGCTATGGTTGAGATCGTGGTTAGTTTCATCCTGGTCACTCTCTGAGGCCTCCCATACCAGTAACGCACTGGTGAATCCTTTCGGTTATAATAGCTTCTCTGGCTAGAGCTCGTCCCATTCGATTGAGAGCGAGGCGTTCTGGCCTCCGCCCGAGGCGACAGTCACTAGGACCGTCTGATTCGGAGTTAGGATCCAAGGAGATTCGGCGAAGTCCAAGACGAACGGTGCGTTTGGATTAACCCACTGGTCATAGACCGCTGTTCCTTCAGCCGAGACCGTCGGGTTATAGTAGAGTCTCCCCTCCGCGGTTCCCGCATCTCCGAGCCTTCGATTCTGGTAGCCCTGCTCAGTGCCGTAGTCCGTAACCGTTGGGTTGCAGGCGAATCGGAAGCGCAGCGTCGCATCCGAAGAGCAGATGATCTTTCGTATTCGGAACTGCTTTGCTGAGCCAGCTCTTATGAGAGCGAATCTCATGTCGCCAGCTGTAGTTGTGTGTGGGCCAGTCGTTGAGACAAAGCTGCGGCCCTGATCGACCGCCGCGATCCCACTCCCGTAGATCGTGACGAGCTTGGTTCTCCGTCTCTGTGGTTTTCCTTTATCTGGCATGTCGTGACGTCACCTTATCACGCAATAGATAGTGCAGTTCGCGATGGTCACGTGGAGGGCCGTCTGGCAGTCGTGATCCACTTCGAGGAAGTAGCTTTGTCCGCTCGCTGGAACATATCCATCTGACGCAACTATTCGCCCAGCGGCGTCTCCGTCTCTGACGGTGAAAGATCCTGTTATTCCGCTAGGCTTGACTATGACCCGCAGCAGCTTGCAGGGGGACGAGTAGGCTGCGTCTGTGGCTGTTACTTCGATGCTCCTGCCCATCCCATCACTCTTCTTTCGGCTCTTCTCTTCCCTCTATTCTTGCGAGTCGGATCTTCTCGGCGAGCGATAGCGAAACTTCGAAGTATTCGTTGCCGAGTAGCTGTCTGATATGGCGCATGTCTGGGCAATCGCATGCGAGGGAGAGCGTCTCGCCTGGATTCCAGAGTCTCGTGTAGCCGTCGCACCATTCTTTCTGCATGACCTTGAGCGGCGTCATCTCTGGGCCGAGGCTAGCCTTGGTTTGGGCGCTGGCGTAGCCTGACGTCTGAACGGGTCTCGATCCGAGGAACTTGATCTTTGCCATGTGTGTTGGTCCTACCAGTCCCATACTCGTCAGACAGCGTATTTAGGCTCTCGGAATCCAGTCAGCGCTTCCGTCTAGCCTTCGGCTCCTCCTCGGACTCCTCCTCGGGCTCTTCCTCGAGAAGGACTTTCTCGAAGTGCTCGTCGAAGAGTAGTTTCTGGCCTAGCTCATCGTGAACCTCGCGTTCCTCGCCTGAGAACCAGGGCGCAAAGTTGAGGTCCACGAGCTCGAACGGAGGACTATATGGCACTCTAGCTACGCATCGCACCCGCAGCACCGTTCATCTCCCGAAGCTTGATTCTTCCGCGACTTTCCTCAGAGCGGATCCTACTTGGAGCCGATCGCTTCGAAGTCGAATTTCTGCGCTGATAGATTGCCCGTGACTTCTGCGAAGGCGCCTGCGCCTGCAGCGTTCTGGAAGATCTTGACCTTCAAGTTCGCCATGTCTGGCGCTGCCAAGTAACCGCCTAGCGCTGGCATTACGATGAGACGTTCGATCCTCGAGAGTCCAAACATGGAGGCTGTGAATGATTCTCCGCCTGCGGCATAAGTTGCTGAGGGCGAGAGTTGCCCTGTCACGACGAGTCGGTTGCCGACGGCTCTCGGTGGCCCGTCTCTTGTGACCGTGATGTTTCCCATGGTTCAGCCACCAGTCGGCGCGTGTCTACTTGAGATCTCTGATCTTGCCCTGAGCCTTGAAGAACGTGCAGATCAGTTCTAGGACTGTCTCGTAGGCGCCTTTGGTTGCGAACTGGTTGACGACGAAGGGATCGCTTGTCTCGAAGTATCTCGAGGGCCTTGCGACTTTGAGGAACATGTACTCCGTGTTCAGCATGTAGATTCGGCTGATCGTATCGACAGCCGTGTTCTTCGATACGATTATTGGAGTGTCAAAGTAGCTGCTCACGTTGAAGGCACCGTCGACGCCTGGCGTGGCAGCGCGGACTCCATTGAATGTCGGCTGGACGGTTATGGAGCCGAAATAGCGTTGCTGGCTCTGGAGCAATGCGCCCCACGAGAACAGCGTATCGTAGCCTGTCAATATGACGTTGGGAGTTTCACCCGCGGCTGTGTAGATTGTTCGATAGAGCTGGTCAATCACAGCAAGCGATAGATCTCGATCTACGTTGCTGTTGTGTAGGACGTTCGAGTCGGCCCAGGCGTTCGCGCTTCTGTCCAAGACAGCAGTACCCCATGGGTCCTCGTCTCCGTCGGTCTCACCGCAGGCGGTTCGCTCCGCGGTGCTTGCACACATTCGGTCGATAGACTCGATGGTATTACCTGGCAGTGTGCCGAACTCGGTGAGCAGGGCGACGTTCATAAGATCGCGGTGAATTAGGCCTGAGTCTTCTCGGCCCACCGCGAGGATATCGACTGCATCGTCTACTTCGGAGAGTAGAGCGAGCAGCTCGCTTGCTTGCCATGTGTTCGTGTGGATTTTCGGCTTCGTCGCAACTGTCGAATAGGTCGCCTTGATAGTCGTTGGCAGAGTACCGTCTTCAGCGATGCCGCCTCCAGTGATTGCGCCCTTAACTGTCTTGACACGCCATCCCGAGCGATCCCATGGCTTCTTCGGAAGTATGGCGAAGGCGTTGGGCTCGTAGTTGAGTTGTCCCCAAACTCTTCGACCGAGGATCGCCTGCCAGAGGCCCGCAGTCGTTGTCAGATGCGGAGCCTGCTTGAGCAGGAGATCTGCGCCGAATAGGTTGAAGGGGCCTTCGAAGCGTCCAGCTCCCTCATAGTAGTGTTTCTCAAGGGTCTCCATCGTGCGGAATAGGCGTTCCACTTGCGGATCCATTAGACTAGACAACTCGGATCACTGTCCTCCTCGCAATTGGCTCCAGAACTCTTGCCTCGGCATGGTCCCGAGTTTCGCGAGCGGCGTCTTCAGAAGGGCTTGAGGCCCACTGACGGGCGACGGTCCGCCGATATCAGGGACTTGGCCGCGCTTCTCAGTCTTGCCAAGAGACTTCTGGAGGATCTCGGTGACTTTCTTCTCAGCGATCTCGGAGGCCTTCTCCTCGATCATCTTCGCGAGGTCTTCCCCACTGATGGCTAGGACCTCGCCTTTCCGCGTCGGTGGCGCAGGATACTTTGGCTTCTTTCCAGCCTTCTCTTCGGGCTCTTCCTTGTCCTTCCCCTTGGGAGCCTTCTCCTCGGGGTACGGGTATTCCTCGGGCTTCTTTCCAGCCTTCTCTTCGGGCTCTTCCTTGTCCTTCCCCTTGGGAGCCTTCTCCTCGGGGTACGGGTATTCCTCGGGCTTCTTTCCAGCCTTCTCTTCTTCCTCTTCTTCCTCTTCTTCCTCGTCTTCCTTGGCCTTCTTCTTCCCAGGGTACGGATACGCCTGGGGCTTGCGGGCCTTCTCCATCTCACTGACCAGTTTCTCCATCTGGCCAGCGATCTGGTCGAGGCGAGCTTTCATCTCGAGGAGGAGCGGCGTCGCAGCATCAGCGCTCGGCTGCGCTTGCTTCTGAGTCTCGCTAGTTTTGGACTCGGGTGCTTGCTGGCTTGATTGCGGTGTAGTAGGAGTTTCCGAAGGCTTGCCTTCGGATCCTGCATTCTCTAGCATAGAGAGGTCTTCGGGTGTGTTCAGGATTTCCTCTTCAGACATTTTCTGTCGGGCGGGCTTCGTTTGCATTCGTAAAAGGCTTACTAGTGGGATGCTCTTCACGACCGCGAAGAGTGCTCCTGGATTCGCTCCTTTCTCGCAGACCGTGATGCTGTGGAGCTCTAGTCGTGGGATGACTCGGAAGCATCGTCCGCCTGCGCATTCTACACGACGCTCGAGGGCGAGTCCGCTGATGCTGAAAGCGCGAAGTTGGCCTTTCAGGATGGCGTCCCATACGCGATCGGCGGCTACGAGATCCTTGCGTAGACGAACGACGACGAAGAGGCCGCGATCGTCAACATGGGAGCGCCAGATGCGATGTTTCGAGTCCTTGTATCCTGTGATGACTTCGCCGATGGGGATATCGGTATGGAAGACGTGGACGAGTCTAAACTTCGGGTTCGCCATGAACTTGGTGAATGCTTCATGCCAGGCTTCTGCAGGAATGAGCTCTCCCTGGGCGTCTATGATCTCGATATTCGCGTAGCCTGCGATGATCCGATCGGGCTCCTGGAGGATAATCTGGGCCTGAGCGGGCAGCGTGAACTTGACTAGACGATACGGAATGTTCCGCTCGATTATCTCGAGTGAGAGTCGGCATTTGAATGGGTTGCCGCCGCAGACCTCGCATTCCCGTGGATCCACGGCGCATGTCTGCATGAGCAATTGGGGTCTAGGCATCGCGATCTCCTATCCTGGTCCTTCGCGGGTTCGACGCATGTGCCAGAACTTCGATCCTGGTTCTTCGCGTCCGAGCAGCCAAGTTCCTTTCATCTGGCCGCTTTTGAATTGGACGCGGATGAGATTCGGCGTGTGTTCGAGGACTTCGACGTCGCCGTGATCAATCATCTCGACCCAAGCGGGCGTCTCTTTGGTCGGATTCCAAGGATTGAAGCCTGCTTCGCTTGGCTTGGCATCCCCGCTCGGTTCCAAGTATTCAGGACCCTTCCTGCCGCGTTCCATAACATCGCGGCCCTCGGATGGTTTCTCGTAGCCTGAGACCTCACTCTCCTCGAGCGGGTTTCTCTCGAGGACCAGATGGAAGAGCGGTAGCTTGCCGAAGTCGATGCGGAGATCCCAATGTTGCGTCGACGGGCCCTCGCGGACGACTTTCTGCTTCTTCCAGTAATGCCACTGGATTACGTAGGGATAAGCGGCTTTCTCGATTCTCTGTCCATGCAGTACGGCGTCGAAGTCGATCTTCAAGCGGCCTTCCTGAATGGCGTCGACAAGGAGATCTCGGGCCGTCCTTGCGCTTTCGCCCTTCTCATTCCAATATCTGAACTGGAGAGGGAGCTGAGAGCGAACTTCTTCTGGGAGCGCTGAGAATCCGTCTGGCGGCATCCATTTCTTCTCGACGGCCTCACGGCTCAGCACGTAGGGCCTTTGGTCCACGGGTTGAATGAGGCTCCAGAAGTATGGATCTCGGAAGTCCTCAGCCTCAACGCCGACGGGCAGGATGTCGCGAGCCTGCTTCTCGAGGCGCCCCAGGAGACGGAAGGCGATTCGGCTCTTGAAGATCTTGCCGTTCAGGAAGTATTCGTGGAAGTAGGGTTTCTGCGCTCCAGTCTGAATTGTGCCATCCTCGACGATGAGGAATACTCCGTACTCGTATCGAGTTGCGCCGACCTGGCCAGGCTCGACTCGGCCCTCGAACTTCATCCAGGGAAGCGGTTCCTTCGCCTTCCTGGAAGCGTATAATTGAGCGGGCCTGACTTGGCCTCCGCGGACTCGGCGGAGTTTAACGCGTCCCTTCTCGAAGTCAATCTTCCAGGCGTCGGAGTTCGCGAACCATTTCTTTGCGTCTGTCAGAGTCTCAACGGATTCTCTGATGACTCCTGGATTCTGGGCTGAAATGGTCCATCCGATCAAGTACTTCTTCTCGGGTCCCTGGAAGCGTAGATCGAGATGCGCGCCTTTTCCGCGGTAGTGGGCATGCATCATGTAGTCGTGTCGTTTGTCCTCGGGCAGATATTCCATGTAGGGATCCGCTTGCTTCTCGAGGCGCCCCTCGGCCTGCTTGTAGAAGAGCTCCTTGAATTCGTCTTCCTCGAGCTCCTCGACCTTGAGCGGCTTGTGTGGGCGCAGGACCAGATCGTAGATTGGGGCGTAGTCCCAATTCGGCCCGTACGGACTTGAGGAGTACTGGGTTTCCTTCCCGCCGAAATTTCGTTCCAGGATACGATCGAGCTTCAATCGCAGCGCAGGATCTAGCCGCAGAATGAATCTGCCTTGTGGATCTCGTTCACAGCGAGCGATTATGTCGATATCGTTCGGCTCGCGGTCTGTGTAACCTTCTGCGTGGTAGATGAGGCTGCCCGCGATTGAGATGAATCCTGGAATCCAGACGAACTCTGGGAACTCAAGCGTCTCAAGTTGTTTCCTGACTTGCGGAAGCCTGCGCGGTTCCAAAGCCGCTAGACGCTGCATCACCAGGACAGGGTCTGGTCGGCTCTTCTCGGGGACGGGCTCGCGGACCCGCATCACATAGCCCGTGTAGTATGGAAACTCGGGATCCTCAGTTTCGTGGAGTATGATCTCTTCCGCTGCGACTCGAAGGATCTCTCCTGCGTTCAGCTTGAATGTCGTGGCATCACTTGTGCCGATGAACATATACCATCGGTCGTCGTGCTTGCAAGCTTTCTCGCCGATCGCTTTCGCATATTCGGCCGCGATCGGGCCGATGCCGAGATCGTAGTTGAAGACCGTCGGAACCTTCGTCTGGTTCCGTTGCAGGATGATGCCGTCGATTTCGTATTCGCGTTTAAGCTTGGCCCAGGCTTTGTTTTGAGGCGCCTCGTAGACGCTATCCGCTCGCTTTATCATGACGCCCTCTGAGAGCTTCTTGAATTCGAGCAGGTTGACGGGCAACGAAGAAGTGGCCTACTTTTCCATCAGCTTGTCGATCGTAGCCTCGAACCGTTTGTGGCTGCGCGGTATCAGATAGGCGAGAGCGTCCTTGCCAGGATCCTCGGAGAGATAATCGGTGAGGAGATGGATATGGTCGGTTCCAGTGAATTCCTTCAGGAATTTGATCCGTTCTGTTAGAGGCTGATCGCGGAGATCCTTGCCGTCGAACTCGAGGCAGTCGAAGACGATTAGGTGGAGAATCTTCGCCCGCTCGGTCGGGTCGAATTTCCCGTTGAGCAGGGCCGTAACCATGGTTCGGTGCAGCGTCTCTTTGCTTTCTGGTTCGAGCATCACGGCCTCGGAGTCAAGCCTGAAATTATCGAGCTTCATGGCTTCGAGCTCTTTGACTTGATGTGGTAAGCGGTGATCTACGCGACGTGGGTAGTCGCTCCAGATCTCTACGCGGCCGTTATGCTTCTGGCTCTGGATCCTCTCGCCATCCCATTTGACCTCGAGCACGAGCTCAGCATTCTCAGGCTTGAAGGCGTCGATCTCCTGGAGATCTTCGAGTTCGAAGATGCGCCAGGCGGGCTTTGCTCGTTCGACGTAGATCTTCTGCATCGTTTTGCCGAGTGGGGCCTCCTGGAGGGTGTCGTCAAGAAAGTCGTGCATGAAATGACGAAAGTCTCTGCGTGCAAGCTCCTGGGCTACGAAGTAGTGAGCGTTCGCGATATCCTCGCGAGTCGTGCCGTCCAGCGAATCGTGTTGGTCAAGCAAGCCCCAGAGCTGATGCATCCGCAGATGCAGATTGAGAACCTGTTTGGCGTCCTCGCGTCGGAGCGTAGAGGGATTGATCTCCTTGACTGGAATCTTTCTCAGATCTTGGCTTCCCGAATCCTCAAGGGGCGCAAGGATCAGAGTGGCAACTGGGGTGCCCTTGCTCACATAGACGATGCGTAGCCGCTCGGGCAGCTTGAAGTTGGCGGCAATCATCTCGCGTCGGCTTCCAAGCTCTCCTTCATATGCAGTTGGTTCAGTCACCGTGACGGTGCGGAGGTGTCCAAGCCTCTCTAGGGCGTCTCGCGCTTTGGTATTCCAAGAATGCGTTAGGATCCACTTTCCCTTTGCAGAGTGGAGTCGGGCGGTTAATCGTATGAAGATCTTTTCGGCTTCTTCGGGTGAGCTTCCTGGAAAGTGTTGCCCGCCTTCTCTCATGCCTGGGCTTTGCAGGTATGGCGGATCAAGAAAGAAGAGCGTGTTCGCTGAATCGTATTCTCGCATGACGCCCTCGAAGTCTTTGTTGAGAATCACGACATCTCGAAGCCTTTCTTTGTAGGCTTGGCGTCGATCAAAGAGAAGTTGCGGGAAACCACTCGATGCGCGGCTCGGAGCGTAGTTGCCAGGCCCAGTATTCCCACGGTAGCCATAGCGCATGAGGTACATGATGCGATAGACTCGGCCGATGTTGCTGTCAGGTTTGGAAACGCGAAGCTCTTCCCATCGTCTCTCGGAGGGCCTCCATTCCATAGCCTTGATCTTTTCCCAATCGGCATCGCTTGCATCACGAAGAAACTTGAGAAACCCAATGTATTCAGGGTTCACATCGTTGAGAATTTCCTTCTTGCTTCGCGGCTTCGCGAAGAATACTCCTGCTAGACCGCAGAACGGCTCGCAGTAGATTTCGTGGTCGGGCATCAGTTTGACGAGCAATGCACGGAGGCGGCGTTTGCCAGAAGGATGCTGGCCAGGCGGTGGCAATCTCTCCTCGCTTATGTCGAGTTTGATGACTGGCTCGGCGGCCTGTCCTTTGGAAATGTCCAATGCTGATTCTACTCGATCGTGTTGAGCATCGTCGACTTCGGGCAGGTCTTGGCTGCAAAGATGCGGGCGGCTACGAGCTCAGGTTGCGCGAGTGAATAGGCCCATATCTTGTAGGTCTGATCGGACCCCGCGCATTTGACCGAGTGCTGTTCTCGTCTGACGATTGGCGCGAGCTGCGCGAGACGCTGGCTTACGACGTCTGGAGGCTCGTTCAGAACCCTCGCTAGGTAGCGGCCTGTTGCGGGCTTGCGGATCTTTGAGAGCGTTTCCAGGAGCCTTCGATCAAGGCCCGTCAAGCTAGGTTTCAAGTCGTTTCATCTTTTCAGGATGTAGAATCTTGTTGAGCTCAATCGTGATCTCGGCGAGCATACTGTTCATGGATTTGACAGGTCTGCCGAAGACGACTCTGCGGATCGGCTCCGCGTAGAAGCGGTAGCCTTTGTCCACGATCGGGATGACGGTGCCCTTCTTGACCTCGCGTCGAACCACGATCTCGCGAATCCGATCGTTCGGAATAAGCTGCTCAAGTTTTGCGTCGTCAAGGACGATATCGCCGATGCCTGTGAGCGGGCCTGGCAGCCGCGGGTCTAACTCTTTTGCATCCTTGACGGGACGCCAACGGTCCCGAGGTCCGCGTTTAGTGGACCTCGTCATCATGGTTTCTCCATGTTTGGTCTCACTTGTTTATTGCAGTGTTTCATCTCAGCGGTCTGCTGGATCACTAGAAGGGATTGGCTCCCAATAGTCCCAGACCTTGAACACAGCAACAACATTCGTCTTGTCAGCAAATGGTTCGGTCACAACGAGTGTACCGTCGGCTTTGTTGATGACTTCAAGCCGATTATGGCTTGAGTAGACGATTTCCTTTCCGCTAACGACAACTTTGATTTTCAACAACAACTCACCTCCCCATCTCTCACCCGTCATTTTGAGAGAATTAAGAAGCCGCCCATTCCGAGCGAACCCCCTGTCAGGGCTTCACTCCGCAATCTCCCAATGGCAGCGGCACATCACATGCGCAGGCATCTCAGGCAGCGGCTCATCGAGCTCGTACTCGTCCTCGTTCTCCTCGCAGACGGTACAGACCGTCTCATCGGCCATCGTGACCCAGAGGATCCGTCGCCTTTCCTCGGGAGGCCTTTCGGCTTCGACGACTGTGACGGTTTCACGGACCGCGGTATTCACTGTAGACCATGTGAAATGATGAGCGAGGTCCGAGAGGCGAGCGAGTAGGCCCTGGAGGGTCCGCCAGAATTCCTCGATCGGCATCTTGGATCATCATTCTCGATCTCGCAGACGCGATCTCGCTTCGATGCCTAGGCGATGATCCTGGTGATGTGTGAGAAACTGATCGACGATGCGCTGTGTGAGCGGGTACCCCGTCGTATTTGGCATTACGCCGATCTGGCATGTCTCGCAGAATAGTTTGGTGACTTCCTGGACGAGTATTCTGATCGGCAACGTTTAGGAGCTTCTCACTGAAGTCTAGGCTTGGCTTTGGGCGTCTCCCAGGATTGATCGGAAATCTATGAGAGCTCCCTCAAGTACCGCGGTTATTCGCCTCAACGCTTCAGGCGGAAGCTCCTTGAGGGATTCGAACCCACGGCGTTCACGAGCGGGGAGCATGCGCCTGAGCATCTGATTATATTTCGTGAGGGCGATCTCCTCAAGGGTCGGTCGGTGTTTCGTTATGGTCTCCTCTCCGAGCTTCAGGGCCCCCTCGCGGGTGATCTGCCGATCTCGGTAGTGGAGAAGTATCGCGCGAAGCTTTCTTGCGAGGCTGCGTTCCTCTTTGATTGCGAGACGCGTCCAATCTGGCTCGGTGTGTTCGGGTCCTCCTGGAATCGTGGGCTTCGCCTTAGAGAAAAAACGGCTCTTCTCCAAGATGGCTCCGCTCTCTTCGGAGATGTGGGGCCCTGGAACTCCTCGGGCCTCAGGCGGAGATTCGGCGGGCGGTTTCCCTTCGCCACTGACGATAAGGTCACCTGTGTTGGGGTCGATCTTGACCTGGAACCCTCCCGCGAGCCATCTTTCTGCGGCGCGGGCCCGTATCTCATGGATCTGTACTTGGCGGAGTTCGTCTCGTAGCTCGATATCCTTGAACGTAAGCTCCCAATCGTAGATCTTCAAACGTTCGAGCAGTTGATGATTCAACGCGGAGACGACGCTGCGCTGGATCTCCTGTATAGTGCGGTTCTGGACGTCGAGTTGCATGCGTGGGTTATTGCCCGCGCGTCCACTCTCGATTATGCTGACGAAGACTGGTGTGACGCCGAAGACGCTTGTGACTTTCTCGATGCCGAACTTGAACCAGTCGAGGCTTTGCATCTCCTCTGGGTCAGGCATGGATTCGATGAATTCGGC